CGCGACCCGTACGACGATGACGACCGCTCCATGTTCGCGAACCCGGGCGGCCGCAGCGCGCTTCGCGCGGCCTCGCGCCGCAACCCGCGAAACCGCCCGTGCCCAACCTGCGGCGGCAAGAATCGCTTGACGCCGGCCGACGTTGCGCACGGGTACCAGTGCGACAGCTGCGCGGACAGAGACGAGCGCGGCGGGTATTGAGTGTATGACGCTCTCGGAATCGATCGACCTCGCGCTCGCGCTCCTCACGGAGGGCGCGCCGATCGCGCACCTGGCCGAGGCGTTGCTGCTCGCCGAGATGGGCGGCAAGGAGCTGGCGGCCATCAAGCTGCATGACCCGCAATCGATCGTCTACCACCCCGCGGAGCCCGGCGCCTCGCAGGAAACCATCGACGACATCAACCAGCGCCGGCGCCAGGGCGAGAACGTCTCGCGCTACACGGACGACCTGCCGCACGAGCTGCGCCAGCGCTTCGTGCTGCCGAGCGAAGGCAAGTTCAGCCGCCCGAAGCTCGACGTCATCAGGGCGCACGGCTCGCCGCCGCAGTACTCCGACAGCGCGAAGGCGCTCGGCCGCACCGGCAAGTTCTCGATCCGGGCCGCGCCCTACATTTCCAGCGAGCATCTCGATCTCATGAAGCACGCCGCGAAGGGGCAGGCCGAGTCGCGCACGTGGTACGAAGATATCCATAAGCCGCTGCAGGACATCTTCGATTCGGAGCACTTCAAGGACTCGCACATGGTCGCTGGCCTGCTGGCGGCCTACTCGCCGCAGACGCACCCGCACCCGAACGTGCACAAGGCGCTGCGCGCGTGGCGCGACCTCATCAAGGGCCGCCCGCTCGTCGGCGGGCCCGCGCAAGTCAACAACGCGATCCGGGCCGCGCACGGCATGGCGCTCTCGGGCCCGAAGGTGCATTGGTACCACCGCAACATCACGCACGGGCTCGCGCCCGAGGTCGAGACGCCGACCGGCGAGAAGCTCGGGTCCGTCGCGCACCCCACGAACGATCGCCACATGAAGTACGCGTTCCTGCGGAAGTACGACGACAACATCGAGCCCGAGGAGCACGTCGCGATCACGCAGGCCACGCGCCACGTGGCCTCGAAGCTCAAGTGGCCGCAGCACCACACGCAGGCCGCGGTCTGGACGCACGATATCCGCGCCGGCGGCCTGAACGATCCCGCGTTCCACCAAGCGCGCTCGCCCTTCAAGCACCTCAGCACGAAGTACGGCGGCTACCTGCCGCCGACCGAGACGAAGGCGCCGGTGCAGGACTACGGCCAGTTCCTGCGCGCGAACGAGGGCCCATTGCGCGAGATCAAGCGCCACATGGACGAGTACCGCCTGAACCATCCGCACTACCGCGACCACGCCGGCAAGGCGACGCCGTTCCTGTTCCATCCCGCGGTGCTCCGCGGGCCAGGCATGAAGTACGGGAAGGAGGTCACGGACCTCGATCTCGGCGACGTCAAGAGCCGGCACGGCGCGGTCGTGGACCTGAAGAGCCGCGACCTGCACAAGAGCGACGTCGAGACCGGTTGGCCCGTGAAGTCGACGCCGGCCGTCTACGGCGGCACCCAGAAGCCCACGCAGCTCCCGCATCGCAACTTTCTGCAACTGTCGCGTCGAGACCTGAAGGGTCCGACGCCGTTCTAAGTCAACTTAGTACAGGAGATCCCCATGTCGAATTGGCACACGCAGCGCACCGCGGAGATCGCGAGCATGCAGCACCGGCTCTACGCGAAGACCGACGCGGGGCACCGCTTCCAGATGAACGAGAGCGTGCAGCTCACCGGCAAGCTCGTGAGCGGCGCGCAGATGCTGCCGCCCTACATCACGGGCCGCGTGACCGCGGTCACGGAGGACGAGGTCACGGTCGCGTTCGAGGGCTACGGCGAGATCCCGCTGTCGCACGCGATCGCGGCCGACTACCTGCAGCTCTATCGCAACAAGGACCAGACCGACGCGCTGCGCTCGCTCATGGTGCCGCGCGAGGGCCACGCGGGCCTCGTCGGCAAGGGGCCGCGCACGATGCAGGAACTGGAGCCCGGCACGCGCGTCACGGACGGGCGCGGCGGCCAGTACGTCGTGGAGCGCACCGATCCGGTGCGCCGCACGGTCGTGGTCTCGGACGCCGAGGGCCGCGTGGTCTCGAAGGCCGCGATCGAACTCAAGGTCCTCACGGAGGACGTGCGCGAGCCCGGGCGCGGCGAGCGTCAGACCGTCGGGAGCGACGGCGTGGCGCCCGGCACGAAGGCGACCGTGATCGGCATCGATCCGCGCTTCAACGAGCGGCGCGCGCACGCGATCCAGCAGGGCGAGGCGAGCGGCCTCGTGGGCCAGACCGGCACCATCATCGCGGCCATGTACCCGACCGGCGCCGGCAAGGACGCGCAGGGCGAGACCATGTACACGGTGCTGTTCCCGATGGGCGCGAAGAAGTCGCTGTCCGCGAAGGAGCTGCAGATCGCTGAAAGCGTGGCGGAAGGAACGCAGTCGCTGACCGAGGCGCGCGGGACCCCGACCGCGCGGAGGTCCCTTCCAGCAGCGCCCGCGCAGCGACCGCCAGTCATCGCGCTGACGGAGGACATGCAGGACGCGCTCGAAGAGGGCTACTACGACGGCTCCAACAGCAAGTTCTCGCGCAAGCACTACGAGCTGATCGGTGACGTGCTGAGCCAGGCCCGCAAGCGCGGCCTGACGGAGGACGATCACCAGACGCTCGTGCACGAGTTCGGCTCGCTCTTCAAGAACGACAACCCGAGCTACGTGCACCACCGCTTCGTGGCGCGCGCGTCCGGCGCGGACTACATGGGCCCGCGCTCGCGCGCGGGCGTGGTCCCGACCACGAAGCACTTCCGCATGGTGGCCGAGGTCCTGAAGCGCGCGCACATCTCGCAGGAGAACCGCGCGCGAGCGATCGAGGAGTTCACGGACACGTTCGGCGCCCGCAACAGCAAGTTCCACTCGAACCAGTTCCGCGCCGCGTCCGGCGGCGACATCCCCGCGCCGCCCGAGCGGATCGGCGACGTCTCGGGCGGGAAGCCGAAGATCGGCGTCGCGATCGGCGAGGCCGCGACCGGCGGCATGGCGCCCGGCTCGGTCGTGAAGCAGCCGAAGCCGGTCGTGGACGCGGCCCCCAAGCCCTCGCCGGCCGCGAAGGCCGCGGTGCCGCCGAAGGTGCCCGCGATGCCGAAGATCGGCGAAGCGCAGGGCGGCCCGCACGCCCCGAGACCGAAGCCAACGAACTACGTCCATACGGTTGACAAGAGCGACAAGGCACCCCCGCCACCAAAGCCCGATCCCGGTAAGCACCCGACGCACCCGGAGCCGAACGTCTACAAACACACCAGGAAGATCGGCGAAACGATCCGTACCAAGGCCGGCAAGGGCGTCGTGATGGGCGAGATCGAGGGCAAGCTCCAGGTCGCGCTCGACAGCGGCGAGATCGTGCTGCTCGACGAGGCCGCGCTCGCGATGCTGCCGGCGCACGGGCAGCCCTACTGGGTCCCGCCCGAGGTTCCGAACGACAAGGACACGCCGCCGCTCCAGCTCGGCGATCTCGTCAGCTACGACGGCGTCCCGGGCGTCGTGGCCGAACTCACGGACGACGGCGCGCGCGTGCTGCTCGACAACGGGCACCAAGTCATGATCGAGGCCGCGCCGCCGGCCCCGAGCGGCGCCGCGATGCCGAAGCCGGCGCTCTCGACCGCGAAACCGACCACGACCTCCACGCCGACCGCGATGCCGACCTCGCTCTCGCCCGCCACGAACGAGGCCGAAAAGAAGGACGAGAAGGACGAGGATCCGGACGACGACGGCGACGACGACAAGAAGAAAAAGAAGCGCAAGGACGGCGACAAGGACGAGGACGACAAGGACGAGAAGGAGCCGGACGACGACAAGGACGACAAGAAGGTTACCGAGAGCGTGCTCGGCATGCGTCCGATGCCGTCCTTCAAGACCTCCGCGCCCTCCATGCATCGCGAGATGCCGGCCGGGCAGGCGGCCGAGGGCTCCACGATCATGATCGATGGGCAGCCGGCCCAGATCCTCGGCTTCACGCGCTTCGACCAGAACCTGATGCCGACCGAGGCGCGCGTCTCGCTCGCGGGCGAGGAGAAGCTCGTCGCGCTCTCGAAGGTCACGCCGCTCGAAGAGCGCGCGACCTCGATCGGGGCCGGGATCCGCAAGACGCTGCAGCGCTTGAGCAAGGAGCGCCCGCAGCCGATCATGCAGCACGAATCGCGCGAGCGCCCGCCGACCTACATGCGCGGGCTCGTGGAATCGGTCCGGCTCGGCAAGGGGCTCGGGACCGGCGGCGCCGGCGCGATCGCGCCGAGCGACGCGACGCTCGCGCTGGAGCAGCAACTCAATGCCGCGGCTCGCGCGCCTCGCGAATAGCGCGACCGCGGTCCTCGCGAGCGCGCTCTTCGTCATCCGCTCGGCCTGGCGCTCGCAAGGGCTCCCCTCGGCCGAGCTGCGGGCCGCGATGCTCTCGCAGACCATCGCGCGGCTCGCGGCCGACGGCAAACTCTCCTCGCTGGACAGCCGCTCGGCCATGACCGCGCTCCGCTTGGTGCAGGCCGACCTGCGCTCCGCGCGCGAGATCCAGAATCTGCCGCGCGCGGAGCGCTCGAAGCGCCAAATGGAGCTGCACGGGTTCCTGGACCGCGCGAGCCTCAAGATGAACACGCTCCAGGGCGTCGCGTCGCGCGCGGGCGCGAGGGACTAAAGGATGGCGCAGCTCGCGCACACGCACGTGACGATCGAGCGCTCGCCGCACGACGAGCGCCCCGTGGTCGTCACGTGGTCCAACAAGCGGCGCATTCGTATGGATTCGCCGTCGAGCGACGCGCCCCCGAACCGCGAGATCGGGTTCGGCGGCAGCACGAGCCTCGCCACGATGCTCAAGAGCGCGGAGAGCGCGGGGCTCGCGATCGTCGACACGCGCAAGGGCGAGTGGTGGGACGAGGGCACGATCCGGGACCAGCGCGGGAACGCGCTCCGCACCCACAAGGTCTCGCAGTACGAGGCGGTCGAGGAGGGCGAGCTGATCGATGCGCGCGCCCGCTTCTCGCAGCGCCGCGTCGGGATCATGCGGCAGCGGCTCGCGCCGCCCGCCGGCGCGCGCGGCCCGGTGTTCGATCGGCTCCTGCGTTCGCACGGGTTCGTGGAGCATACGTCCTCGCTAGGCACTGACCACCCCGAGGTTCGCGAGTATTGGTACCGCGGCGAGGCGCGCGGCACCGGGCACCGCGTGCGTGTGAACCGCCGCGGCGAGTGGCATCACGATGGCCCGCACATTGTGAAGCACGGAGCGACCGCGAGCGAGCTGCAGAGTCACCTACGCGAGGTCGGGTTCACGGCGCCGCCCGTCGCGGAAGGCCTGGCGTTACCGTTACCGCCGCCCGGCAGCGTGCGCGGTCCGGTGCTCGATCCGCTCCTGCGTTCGCACGGGTTCGTGGAGCGCACCTCGCCGTACCTCACGCCCGAGATGCGCGCGACAGGCGTCTACTACCCAGAAGTCCGCGAGTACTGGCACCCGGGCGAGGCGGGCAGCGCGGGGCACCGCGTGCGCGTGAACCGCCGCGGCGAGTGGCGGCACGACGGCCCCGGCATCGAGAAGCGCGGGACCACGGCGGACGAGCTGCGGAGCCACCTTCGCGAGGTCGGGTTCGCCGCCTCGCCCGTCGCGGAAGCGATCGTGCGCGAAACCACGACCGGCGCCTCGGTCGGCGGCGGCCTCGCGAGCCCCATGGCGACCGGCCCGGTCGCGAACGAGCCGGACGACGGCGACGACGACACGTGGCGCACGCGCGGCCCGCAGAACGCGGGCGGGCACCCGCTCGCGCCGACCGGCGACGACGCGGCCGCCGAGTTCTACGCGAAGCACGGCTCGCGCACCGCGCGGCCCGCGGCCCTGCACCTCGCGCTCATCGATTTCGCGCAGGCGCGCGGCATGACCGGCGACCAGACGCGCGCGCTGCAGGACACGCTCGACAAGAAGTACAACGTGCGGGCCTTCTCGAAGATCTACAACCACTCGGCGGACCTTTGACGACCTACAAGAAGCTCCGAAAGGCGCCGCCCGAGTGCCCGAACTGCGGGAGCAAGCTCTCGACCCGGATGCGGCACTTCTCGGAGCGCTGCCACTGCGGCCAGAAGCTCCGCGGCTACGACAAGCTGCTCCGGGACGAGAAGCCGGCCGACGAGGTCGACGAGGTGCTCGCGCTCGACGCGCCCGCCTCGGCCCTCGCGGACATTTTGGAACAACGTTTGGGCGAACGCTTCTCGGACCGCTCGGACCCCGCTACGGGCCTGGAGGGCGGGCAGGGCGGCGCGGCTGGCGGTTCGCCCCTCTCGAACGCGTCCGATCGCGTCCAGCAGGCGTATACGAGCCCACAATGCCCTTCCTGCAAGGATCAGCTGCAGACCGGCGCGGACGGCGCCTCCACGTGCCCCTCGTGCGGGTACGCGGCGGCCGCGAACTTCGATGGCGGGCAGCAGGCCGGCGGCGGCGAGGGCGGCGGGGGCGTGAAGGCCGGCAATCGGCCTGGTTACCTCCGCGTCCCGGGCGGCCCGTTCGACACGCAAGAGGCCGGCAAGCCGGGCCAGATCCGCCTCAAATTCAACGGCAACATGATGTTCGAGATGGATTCGCAGGGCGCGCGGATCGAGCACGCGGTCGGGAACGCGCAGAGCGTCATGGCGCACCGGCTGCAGGCGCTCGGGTACAACAAGGACCGCGTGATGTGCTCGCTCATCGAGTGGCTTTTCCTCGAAGCGCAGCCGGGCGAGGAACTGATCTGGAACCTGGTGGATGGCAGCAGAATGATCCTGGACCGCAACGGGTACCGTAAGCACGTCGAGAGCTACTACGATCAGTAGTCGAGGGAACCATGCCTGAATCGCCCTTTCAGCCCGAGCCCGGCGCCGCGGACCAGCAACCGCCCGCGAGCGGCCCGCCAGGACAACCGCAAGGCCAGCCCGGCACGCCGCAGGGACCGATGCAGCCGACCGGCGCGTTCGGCCCCGCCGGCGGCCCGCAGGGCGGCTTTACGGCGCAGGTGCGCGCGTTCGCGGCCGACACGCAACAGGTGATCGAGATCGTGATCGAGCTGCAGCGCCACGCGCTCGACATCCGGGCCGCGATGCCGGCCGACAAGCAGCAGTTCGTCGCGCAGGTCATGGCCGCGCTCGTGCAGGCGCAGAACGCGCTCATGCAGGCGAGCACCTTCATGACGATGTCCACGCAGCCGATGCAGCAGGCGAAGGAGTCGTTCGAGGGGCGCGTCGCGAGCAGGCTGAACGAGGGCGATCTGATCGATGCGCGCGACCGGTTCCTGAAGCGCGGCGCGAAGCCCGTGGCGCTCGGTTCCGCGAACAGGTGGGTCACGGCTGATATGATGCGGCGCGCTGAAAAGATGGGCCAGCGCTGCACGAAGTGCCTGGACGTGCCGGGCAAGGATGGTCTCGGCCGGCCTTGCAAAGGCTGCGCGGGCACCGGCTTCCTCACGGAAGCGCGCCGGCCCGCGCGCGATCCCGAGAAGGCCGCGGACCGGCGCTTCAAGCGCGGGCTCGATGCCGCGATCTGGCGGAGTACGATCAAGTCCTGGAACGTGCCGACGGCCGACGCGGCCCTGCGGGGCAAGCGCGCGTGGGACGAGCCGCACCAGATCGTGGACCCGAACTTGAATCCGGCGCCGCGCTGCCCCACGTGCACGAACGGCATGGTGATCGGGACGAGCCCCCCGGGCACCCACTCGTTCAAGTGGTGGTGCCGCTCGTGCCAGAAGGAGGTCGAGCCGCCCGAGCGAATCGGTGATGTGTCGGGTCGCAAGGTGACTGAAAGCACTTTCGTCTTCGGGCCGACCCCACGCGTGTCGGGCAAGGTCGACGCGTGCCCGACCTGCGGGACGGCGGGGCGCGTCGAGAACGGACGCGTGCTCGGGCACAGCGATCAGTGGAAGACGTGCCCCGCGAGCTACAAGAAGGTCGAGGACGTCATCAACCCGCCGCCGCGCGACTTCCTGTCGTGGTACACCAGCGAGAAGAAACCCGAGAAGCCAAGCTCGATGCAGTACGTCGGGCCGATCGGCAAGCCAGGAACCTACACCGCTGAGGGCGCCGGCGGCGAGAAGATCACCGAGTCCAAGAAGAAAAAGTGGTCCGCGTGCCCGAAGTGCGATGGCGGGCGCGTCGTCGCGGCCGGCCGGCGCCAGGACGGCCGCATGCAGTGGCACTGCCGCGATTGCCAAGCGCGCTTCACGAAGGGCCCGAGGCCGAAGAAGGTGGACGAGGCCAAGCTCGACATCAACGCCGCGTGGCGCGAGAAGCTGAAGGCGAATAACTGGTGCGCGGGCACGTCGCAGGAGACCTTCGCGCCCGCGTTCGGGTCGAGAGGGAAGTGCCCCGAGTGCGGCGAGATGGTGGAGCTGCGCGGGTTCCCCATGGATCCGAGCGAGAAGCGCACGGTGATCAAGCCGCATTCGAGCAAGAGGAAAGTGACGGAGGACGTCTACTCCGACGGGCACGGCGCGGCCGCGAACCGGCACGTGCAGACGATCGAGATTCCGGACCGCGAGTACGCGATCGAACGCATCCAGACGCGCCCGACCGAGCGCTTCGCGATCTCGCGCATCGGACCCGACCTGCGCCCGCAGGCGCCGTTCTACGTCACGCGCGATCACGTGCGCGACACGTGGGAAAGCTCGATGGGCGGCGAGACCGGCGCCGAACTCGTGAAGCGCTGGATCGACCGCGGCGAGCCGACGCGCGCGCTGCCGGAGTACATGGCCGCGCCCGAGACCCGGATCGGCGTGCAGGCGTTCGTGCCGCGCGCGACGGCCGGCGCGGACCAGCTCGCGCCCGTGAACGAGGCCGCGTGGTACAAGCGGTCCGAGTTCGGGAAACGCATCACGGCGATCGGTCAGATGTCGCGCGCGTTGCAGCGGCACGGGTACGCGCGGATCTACGGCAACACGATCCGGCCGGGCGCGATCTCCAACACGTTCGATTACGAGCACCCGGCCGGCCATCGCGCGCGCATCACCGCGCAGGGCGACGCGGTCTCGTGGCGCCACGGCACGGCCGGCCAGCCGTACCAGGTCGGTGGCATCGATCCCGGCAGGTTGGAACAGCATCTGGAGAAGGTGCACGGCACGAGCGGCATGGAACGCATCGGGGACGTTAGCGGCGGCAGGGTGCCTGACGACGCATGATCAACGACACGTTCGAGGCGCTCGTCGCCAAGAAGGTCAAGGCCGAGGCCGTCGGTACGGACGACGATCGCGCGCCGGCGCTCCCGCGACTTCGGCAGCAGGGATTCGATACGCAGATCAATCCGGCCAACGTGACCGAGGCCGGCCCCGCGCACGTGTGGCACGCGTGCGCGAACGCGAACTGCCGCGACTACCGCAAGGCGCGCCCGGCCCCGACCAGCGATCCGACGCCGTGCCGGCGCTGCGGCCAGACGATGGCGTGCCGCGATCGCGGCGCCCCGAAACCGAAGCCGGAGCCGCCGGTCGCGGAGGCGCGCTGGCGCTGCCCGAAGTGCGGCGGAAGCAAGTTCGGCCTCATGGCGCCCGACTTCGAGACCGCGAAGTGCGCGCGCTGCGGGAAGAACTCGCCGGCCATCGATCCGCCTATGCCGAGCGATGTGGCGGAAGCGACGACCGCGCGCTCCACGCGCGACCCCGGGAACGCGCGCGGCTTCAAGCTCCCGAAGCTGCCGTCGATGAAGGCGCCGTTCTCGCGCGGCGCGAGCGGGCTCACGCAGTTCCAGCTGCGGCCCCGGATCCAGCACGGCAAGTTCGCGGTGCACGGGCCGGGCGACGTGGCTCCAGCGTTCAGATTTCACAATGAAAATATCGCGAAGATCGTCGCGAAGCTCCTGCAGCGCCACACCAAGAAGCCGCACGCCGTGATCCAAAACGATCTCTCGCCGCCGCTCCGCTAGGGCCGCGCGCCACGTTCGTGCTAGAGTAGAAGTAACTCCCGCCTCTCCCCGCCCGCTCCCCACCAACCCTTCACGTCTCAGCTTCGTCCGCTAACGGACGCGTCTCTGCCAGGAGGCTAAGCGCCCGACGATGGGTACACGTACTGATCTCATCCGTCTGTACGACTCGGCCCTCGTCGCGTTCGTGAAGCGGACCGTGAAGCCGGTCATCACGGAGCTGGACCTCGACGTGGACGAGGCCGTGACCTTCGTGAGCCCGGAGCGGCCGTACGCGGCCGAGGGGCGCGCGCCGCAGGAGCGCCTGCTCGCGCAGCGCACGCAGGACGTGCAGGGCCTGCTGGAAGAGAACACGTTCTTCCACGTCACGGCGCAGAGCGAGACCAAGATCGACACCGACCGCGCGGTTCAGACCTACGCGACGCCGCGCGTCGCGGTCGCGCGCACCGCGATGGAGTTCGCGCCCCAGCGGCGCAACAACGTGCCGGTGCGGCGCGTCCGCATGTGGGACGAGGCCGGCCGCTTCATCGTGCAGACGAAGCGCGCGCCGCGCCCGTTCGACATCCACTACCAGATCGATTTCCACACGCGGTTCCGCGACGACATGAACAAGCTCGTGCGCTGGTACCAGTTCCACCCGGACGAGACCTACTCGATCTGGGTCGACTTCAAGTACCCGTGGGGCACGCAGCTCATGACGCTCTTCTTCAGCCAGCTCGTCGACACGACCGACATCGAGACCGGCGAGAAGGAGCGCTGGTGCCGCTTCACGTGCCCGCTCACGGTGCAGGCCTGGATGCTGGAGGGCTTCCAGGGCGAGGACGCGGAGCAGATGGTGCCGAACGCGAGCGACGCGCCCGAGTTCGCGATCACGCGGAAGCTCCGGACCGCGATGGTCGTCAAGCAGCTCGTGGCGGTCGGCGACCTCGATGAGGCCGCGGAGGCCGGCGAGACGCCGGACGCGGACGAGTCGTTCGACATCGAGACGCTCACGACCGTGAGCGGCTCCCTGATCGAGTGAGCCGATGGCGAAGCGCGTCCGCACGCTCCAGGACCTCACGGCGCTGATCGAGGAACTCGTGGCGGAGGAGTGGGACCACATCAAGGTCGCGAACGGGAAGCGGATCGCGACCAAGTTCAAGCTCGACCTCACGTCGCGCGTGAAGCTGCAGGCCTTCGACCACTGGCCGCCGCTCTCGCCGCTCTACGTGCAGCAGAAAGCGAAGCGCGGGCTCGACCCGCGCACGCTGATCGCGCGCATGGAGTACCTGAAGTCGATCCGCGTGCGGAGCACGCGCGACCAGAAGGGCGACCAGACCTACACGGTCGGCGTGCCGCAGTACGCGAAGCACTACTCGGGCCTCACGTTCATGCAGCTCGCCGCGATCCACGAGTACGGCACGCGCGATCGGCGCGTGCCGGCGCGCCCGCACTGGCGCCCGACCATCCGGAAGTTCCAAGCCCTGCAGCCGCGCTTCGAGCGCGAGATGCAGGACCGCATCGTGCGGCGCGTGGGCACGAAGCTCCGCGCGGCGCTCGGCTCAGATCACTAACAGCTAGTATGGTACTAGCATCAACAGATATCAATTAGGAGGCTATCGTGGCAACGCCATATGTCTCGGCTGGTGCCTACACTCGCGAGATAGATCAGTCGCTCTACGTCCAGCAGCTGTCCGATACCGCTATCGGCGTAGTAGGGACGGCGCAGTGGGGCCCCACCAACGTTCCGACCCTCATCACGAGCGCGAACCAGCTCGTCAACACGTTCGGGAACCCGACCGGCGGCCGCAGCGATCAGGACGGCGGCGCCGGCACGCCGCAGCACCCCATGTACTACACGCTGCTGCAGTTCTTCCGCAAGGCGCGGCGCGCGTGGGTCGTGCGGGTCGCGAACAGCGACATCGCGGCCGCCGTCGATCTGTACGCGACGCCGGACCCGAGCGGCTCGATGGACGCGGCCACCGCGGTGGTCAAAGTACGCGCGAAATACACGGGCTCGTTCGGGAACAACATCCGGCTCCGCATCACGGCCGGCACCAAGGGCCCGGCGTACCGCAAGCTGCAGGTCTTCGTCACGTCACCGAAGGACGCGACCAAGATGGCGCTCACCGAGACGTTCGACAACCTCACGATCGCGGACTCGGCCGCGGCCGACTCGTGGAAGACAAAGACCGACGCGAGCAACTACATCACAGCCTCGATCACGGTGACCGGCCGCCAGCCGGATGCGGTCTCGGGCGTCATCGACCCAGCGCTCGTCTCGGTCGATCCGAACGCGGCCGGCGGCCCGGCCGGCTCCGCGCTCGCGGCCGCCTCGCCGGCGCTCGTGCCGGGCGACACGTTCTATCAGCTCTCGGGCGGCGACGACGGCGATGCCGCTCTCACGGACGCCGACTTCACCGGCACCGTGGACGGCGGCCCGAACGGCGGCCCGAGCGGGCTGCATTGCTTCGACAACGCGGAAGCGTTCGTGGTCAATCTCGTCGCGGTCCCCGGCCCGCAGAAACGCACGAACAACGACAACCGCCTCTCATTCGACTCTGGCAACAGCAGCGCGATCGTCGATGGCCTCATCAACCTCTGCGAGCTGCGCGGCGACTGCATGGCCCTCATCGACCCGCCGTTCGGTCTCACGCCAACCGGCGTCGCGTTCTGGACCAACGGCGATTTCGATTGCAGCGGCGTCATCGGTGACTCGCAGTTCGATGGAGCCTCGATCGACTCGAACCTGATCGCGGCCTACTACCCGTGGGTCCAGCTCTTCGACGAGTTCTCGGGCCAGAACCTCTACCTCCCGCCGTCCGCGTTCGCGTCCGAAGCGATCGCGAACACCGACTTCACGACCGATCCGTGGTTCGCGCCCGCGGGCCTGAACCGCGCCCGCATCGACAACGCGATCCGCGCCGAACGGACCCTCACGCTCGGCGAGCGCGACTACCTCTACTCGGGCGATCCGAACATCATCAACCCGATCGCCACGTTCCAGGGCACCGGCCTCGTGATCTGGGGCCAGCGCACGATGCAACGCACGCACACGAGCCTCGACCGCATCAACGTGCGGCGCATGCTGCTCGTGCTCCGCAAGCTGATCAGCACCGCGCTCCAGTCGCTCGTCTTCGAGCCGAACGACCCCACGATGTGGCGCCGGTTCCGCGGCCTCGTCACGCCGTTCCTGCAGGCCGTCCAGAACCGCCGCGGCATCACGCAGTTCCGGGTCATCATGGATGAGTCGACCAACACGCCCGACA